CACATAGTAGCGATAGAAGCTACGGATAAAGCATGACAAATAGTGCCATAGTCGTGTTTATAATCATGTATAAGATGATCTATAAATTTTGGAAGCTTATCTAAAGTCATATCTTTGGCTTGAGTTCTCCAATTTTCAATTATATCTTTTGTTTCTTGTGTTGACTCATCAAGTTGTTTCATTCTTTTCCTTTTTTTTAATTATAACAAATTAACCTTAATTATAGATAATATTCTGGGTAATCTGTTTTATGACCAAGTGTTTTTTTGATAAAAAACGGGTGATTATCATTATAAGGCATAACGTCTCGTATCCCTTTATTAAGACTCCAAGAAGAAGAACCATTATAACTGACGCTCCCAAATGTATAATTTTCTTTATATAGTTTCCAATCAAGAATTTTCCCCTTAATTGGATACTTCCCTTTTGATATAGCTACAGACTCCATGATTCTGCCGTTATTGAGTTGGTACAACATCCCGATTTTTTTCATTTAATATCCTTATTTAACATATTATACCATAAAGAAGCTTAAAGTTTCATAAATTATAAATAAAACAAAAAGGATCAACCATGGCTGATATGTCTAAATTAATAAAATCAACACAAGAAAAGAAATTTACTGAGTTTGAACCACAAGTTAAAGAAATTCTTATACAAAAAGTAGCAGAAAAATTAAACCAAAAAGGTTATTTTGATAGATTAGATCAAGCTAAACATGATATACAAGAATCAGAAAAATCTACTGAATATAAAAAATTCTATAATAAAACATTAGCTAAATTTGGTGTTAAATCTCCAGCTGAATTAGACGATGAGAAGAAAAAAGAATTTTTCAATGCTATAGATAAAGGTTGGAAAGGAGAAAACGAAAATGATTGATTATAAAAGTTTTTTATCAAGAGAGCCAAAGGTTAAAAACGAATTAAACGAAGAAAATGAATCAACAGTTTCCGGAGATATTGCTGGTGCTTCTGGCAATATGCAAGGTAAAAAAGAACTATATAAAAAATGTATGAATAAAGAAGACGAGTGCACAAAAGATATAGATGATGATACGCTTGGGGAATCCCCAATTGGGCAAATAGGCAGAACTTCTGATACAGAAGCTGAAGACTATATTAACGGCAATGACCATCTTAAATCTGAATTTAAAGCTATTATTAGAAAAATTGGCGGGGTTGCTGTAGCTAGACGTTTATTAAACTCAAAATTATTTGGGTCTGAAGTGAGGGGTGGGGTTAATGAATCACCAGTTGGACAAATCGGAAGAACTGGTTACAAAGATGCCGAGTCACATCTTGAACAAAATCCGGATTTAATTAAGCGTTTCAAAAAAATCATTAAAGAACTTGGTGGTTTAACCGCTACTAGAAAATTACTTTTACAAATGGGAGGTTTAGGTCAACTTGCTGGTGGTGTTTCTGGTATTGGACCGACGCCAAAAGGTTCTATACAAGAATCAAATACAATTAAATACTTTAATGATATGTATAGTAATTATATGAAATTGATTTATGAATTGAAGCAAATTGATAGAAAAACTGCTAAGAAAATAGATGATGAACAGTATAAAATATTTGAAAAAATACAAGATTTATTAGAAGCCAATGATATGCATGAAAATTATAAAAAAGGTGATTATGCGGTTTTTATCGATGATAAAAGAAAAGGGAAAGACCAGCAATATTCTTTGCCAATGGATAAACAAAGCGCTGAAAACATGGCATCAAAACTAAAAAAACAAATGGAAACCTCTATACCAGAATATCAATTTGCTACAAATATTAGAGTTGAAAGAATTAAAAAATGAATTTTAAATGTTATTTAAACTCATTAATAGAAAAAGAAGAAACTGAATTCGGGAAACTTAAAAAAGAAACACCAGAAGAAGATAAAGACAAAAAACGCAAAGAACTAAAAGATAAAGCTGAAAAAAATCTTGGCAAGTGATCCAGAGAAAGAAGATTGCAAAGATCCAAAAAATGAAAGTATTATGAATTTTGATAGATTTTTATAAATAAATAAAAAGGAAATTAAATGCAGTTACTTATAGATGAAGCATATGAAATGGATTCAGAAATAGTTGAAGAACTTAATGAATCAGGCGTCAAAGAAAAAAACTATTACATACAAGGGGTTTTCAGTACCCCAAACAAAAAAAACAGAAATGGTAGAATATATTCTGAACAATTATGGGAAGATAACGTTAAAAAATACCAAGAACATATTAAAAATAATACAATAAATACACTTGGAGAACTTGAACATCCATCTAGAGTTGATCCAGATCCTATGAAAGCTGTTATGAAAATTGTTGAATTAAAACTTGAAGATGGTCTTGTTAAAGGCAAAGCAAAAATATTAAATAATAACAGCCATGAAACAAATCAATTAAAAGCTTTGATAAAAGAAGGCATAAAAATTGGAGTCTCTTCAAGAGGTACTGGTCGAATGAAAGGTGATATAGTTGAAGAGTTTAATTTAAGCACATATGATATAGTCCAAAAGCCTTCAGACTACAATGCTGAACTTTCTGGTATAGTTGAATCAACAGAAAAGGAATTAATATTAACAGAAGACGGCAAGTATGTATGTAAAGATAATGAATGCCAAATGCAAACTGAAAAAATTAAAGAAGATAGTATAATAAGTAATATTATTGAAACTTTAAAAAATTATACAAAAGAACCCGAAATTGTTTCTGAAGCTGAAGAATATATTAAAAATTTATTAGAGTCTCATAGATTAAATGAGAAAACAAAAACTACTATACATGGAGATAACTCCGATTCTTCATTATGTTATAAATTTTCAGAAGAAGATACTAATAAAATAGTTCAAGAATTAAAAAAACACACTAAATATAAAAATATAGTAAAAGAAATAGAACAAGAAAAAGATTATAGTGATAATATAGTTATAGTTTATAAAGGCGTAATGTTTGATCTTTATGCTGCAAATGGTATTCTTAGAATTGGCGCAGGTGGTAATTTAACCGAATGTAAGCTTATTAAAAATAAATTTAATGCTGATGACATAGTTAAAGCAATTAAAGAAGCAAAATAAAGGATGATAATGAGTTTTAAAAAATATGTTAAAGAAACAACAAAAGAAAATTTAGTATTTGAAGCTAAATTCAGTATTAATAACATGAGAAAAGTTTCTGATTTATTGGCAAGAATAGCTTCAAAAAAACTTGGAGCAAAATTTCAATATGCATGGGGAGATAATTTTAAAAAATCATCTGGTGCAAAAGGTTCAGGGGCGAGATACATGTCCACTGAAGGCGTACAAATTAGATTTAATCATGTTGTTTCAAAAAACACTTTCACAATAAATTCAGTTGATTATTGGAAAAAAGGTGACTCTTTAACCGAGCCAAGTTTAACTATATATTTAGCAGAAGATGTTAATATTGTTAAAATTAAGAATCAAATTTTTGAAGCTATACAAACAAAAAAAGTACCAAAAATAAAACTTAAAGATATAGTTAACGAATCAGTTTTTCAAGAAATATCAGACATAAATGAATCCCCAAAAGATACAAGAGCAGAATTTTTAGAATTAAAAGGCGTGCCAACTTCTTACGCTGTTAGTGTTAAAAATTTCAAAAAACAACTTGAAAAAAGAGGATTAGAAGCTGAGTGGGATCAATACATGCAAATTAATGAAAATGATTCTGAAAAAACTGAGTTTAATGAAAAAATAAAACAAGATGAAAAACAATTAGGTCCAAGTGGGGTGTATGCTGACCCAAATTTTGTTTTTGAAGATATGAAACAAGCTGCAATGACAATAGCAAAAGGTAAATGGAGAAGCCTTATTATTGCTGGAATGGGTGGTATAGGTAAAAGCTTCGGGGTTAAACAAACTCTTACTTCAATGCTTGGGCCATTTGATGAAGGTCCGAATGGCAAATGGATGTACTATGAAGGCATGAAAGCATCTCCTCTTGGTTTATATTTAATATTTCTTTTGAATAAAGATAAACTTGTAGTATTTGATGATTCTGATAGCATTTGGCAAAATGAAGTTACAATTAATATGATGAAAATAGCAACTGCTGATGATGGTGACAGAACTTTATCTTGGGTATCGCCAAAAACTGCTAACGTCGCTTTAATGACAAAAGAAGAACGAGAAGCTTATGAAGAAGAATTCAGATTAGCCATGATGGAAGATCCAAATACAACCATGAAGCCGCCATCTTCATTTAATTTCAAAGGATCAGTTATTAATATTAGTAACAGACCTGCTGATAAATTTGACAAAGCAATAAAATCAAGAGCAATATTTATAGATTTATATTTAGCTGAAAGAGATGTAGTTAGAAGAATGTATACTATTAAACAAATGCAGGGATTAGAACATGATAGAATTTTAAGATTGCTTAAAGCTCTTGTACCTGATGCTGAAGATGCACTTGCAGGAAAAGGAAGATACGCTGGAGAAGTTAAATATATAACACCTGAAGATGCAAGAAAAAAGAAAACGTTAAATATGCGTTCTTTAAACATAGTTGAAGCTTTGGAAGATTCAGGTGTCCCTGATTGGGAAAGAATGGGTGCTTTATATGCTTAATTTTTTTAAAAAGGTAAAAAATGATTAAAAATATCATAAAAAAAGATATGAAAAAACAACTAAACATCCTTGCTGGGGTGAATGAGGATGATTATAAATTCACCGAAAGAGGTATAGAGTTTAATTTTGACAATTCTTTAAAAGCCAATTATTGTAGAATCATCGAATATCACGATAGATATATAGTGGAATTCAGAAAAAAATTCGATAATATAATAGAAGGAAAACAAAACATATTAGTATCTGAAGAAGTTATAACGCCAGAAAGACTTCAAGAACATTTTGAAAATAAAACTGGTATATATTTAAGTTTTATGGGAGTATAAAATGAAATTTAAAGAATACCAAAGTATAATACTAGCTGAAAATGTCACTTTAGATAATTTTATAAAAAATGTACAAAATTATTCAACGTTAGATGACGCGTTAGCTAACATGGAAGATGATTATATTGAATGGTATCTTTTAAATATGAATAACAAAAAATTAAAACAAAATCTTAAAAAACTTAAATTGTATGAAGATGACGTGACTCTTGGATACGCACCAGAGCCTAAAAAAATCAAAAAAAATATTAAATACAAAGGACAGTTTATAACTGTTGAGTATGATCCTGAATTAGCTACTTGGTTTCCTATGATTAGGTTCAGAAGCATAGTTTCAGCATTAAAATATATAAAAAGAACTGTAGATTATAATACTGAAAATATTTAAATTATAAATAAAGTAAAGAGTAAGTTAGAGGTATTTGTAAAATTACCCATGAAATAGTTTGAAACTCAAAAGAGAACTTACTAATCAAAAAGGAAAAAATAATGGAAAAAACTGTTACATTCGAACCGCTTTTTGAAAGCATGGATATTGAAAAAGAACAAAAAATTGCGTTGCAAGAAGCTTTTGATCTTGCTGTTATTAAAAAATCAACAGAACTTATGGAAGACGTTGTTGAAAAACAAGTAGAGGAAAAAGTCGAATTAATTAAAGAAGAATACGACGAAAAGGTTCTTATGCTTGAAGATTCTTTAGACGGGTATCTTGATACTGTAGTCGAAGAATTTATTGAAGAAAACGCTCCTAGTTATGAAGCACAAATTCAAGATGAAAAAGCAAAAACTTTACTTGAAATGTTTGACCAAATGGTAAAAGTTGTTGGTATGGATTTAGTAGAAATTCAAGAATCAAAAACTATCAGAGATCAAGAAATGTTTGAAAGTACTGATCTTTATGTTGCTGAAGAAAAAGTTGATACTTTGACTGATAGAGTTGAAGATTTAAACAACAGACTTGTTGAAGCAAGAAGAGAAGCTGATAAATATCTTAAATCTGGTTTAATCAATGAGCTTAAAGATGGATTAAGCATTCTTGAAGGTGAAAAATTTGAAAAACTTGCAGATTTAATACCATTCGAAAGAACTTCTATGTATATGGAAAAACTTGAAGCTCTTAAAGAGTCTATTATGTCTACAAGAAGTGATGATTTTGAAGTAGCTCCAAAAGAACTAAAATTACCAGGTGACGCGTTTAAACAACCTAATGTTGATATTGCGAGTGCTACTGACTTTAGCAAATATGTATAAAGTCTCCCTTTCGGGGTTAAAGGATTATAATGTTTATAGAAATATTTGAAGGGTATAAGAAAGACCCAAAAAAGCTTTTGATGATGAAAAAATCAAAAACAAGAGGCACGGGTATTAATGTTAATAAACAATACATTGATAAAGCAAACGATAGAAAAGAAGAGGTTTCTGGTAGAGTTTTTGAAAAACGAGTTATCAAAAAATATGAAAAATCAAAATTGCCTAAAGATTTTTTGAAATATGGTAAAACGTTAGGGTTAAAAACAGATGAATTCAGTGATTTTTCAGAACCTGAAGAAAACCTATATTATGCTTACTTTATGCTATATTTTAAAAATGATCAAAATAAAACGTTAAGTATAACATTTTTTACTGGTTCAGATCAACCAGATATATTATCATCTTGGGACGCAGAAGAGGCCTATTTTTACCTTGATGGAAAAGCTGACAACTGGGATAAAATATTTTCAAAAAAAGATATAAAAACTGTTTATAAAATGCTTGATGAATTCGCTATGGGTGAAGGTTATTATAACAATTAAGTAAAATTTATAAATAAAGTATTAGACAAGTAGAGTTGAAATAGATCGTGAAACTTATACTAAAGTATAAGACTTGTTTTGGAAAACGGTTCTTATTTTAATAAGATAAAAACAAAAAAATAAAAAGGAACAAAAATGAATGCAAATTTTAAAGCATTATTGGAGTCTGGAAAGTATACTAAACTTGACGAAAACCAATACAACACACTAGCTGCTGTTATGGAAGCAACTGCTAGAGAAACTGAAAAACAAATTGCGGAAGGTACTATTGCAGCTGATGTAGCACAATTTACTCCTTTCTTAATGCCAATGCTAAGAAAGGTTTATCCTGCTCTTATCGCTAACGAATTACTTGGCGTACAGCCACTAAGTGGACCTACTGGGTTTATCTATAGTTTAACTAATAGATACACAGGAAATGCTGCTAACGGTTTAACTAAGCCTGGTACAAATGATGGAGTAAATGGTCCTAGTCTTTATAACAAAACTAACGCATCTACTCAAATCGTTCTTATTGACGATACTGCTAACGGTGTTCCTGTTGTAGGTGATGGTATTACAATTTCTACAGGCGTTCTTACTGGTGCTGCTTTCTCTGCTGGTGCAGATGAAGCTGAAATTGTATATGTTGAACCTGCTACTCATGGCGCACTTGGAAGCAACTATCCTGCTGGTCAAGTTGTTGGTAACACAATTGGTGGTACTGTTGTCGGTGCTCAAAATGGTAACTTATGGGGTACATTAGTTCAACTTCCAATCAATACTTACTTTGATAGAAGTGTTAGACGACTTGTTGGTGGTACTGGTGACGTTGCTGCAGCATTTACTGGTTTAGCAGCTTGGGATAAAATCCTTCCTAACTATTCTGGTTCTTATACTACAGCAAACGGTGAAACACGTGGTACTGTTGGTAACGAGATGAATGAAGTTGGAATCGCTGTTGAAAGAACACAAGTTGAAGCTAAAACTCGTAAACTTAGAGCTGAATATACAATTGAAATGTATCAAGATCTAAAAGCAATGCATGGCGTTCTTGCTGATCAAGAATTGATGAACCTTATGGGTTATGAAATTAAAGCTGAAACAGACAGAGAAGTTGTTGACTTTGTTAACTCTAGAGCTGGTCTTGAATCAGATTTCTATATGTCAGGTGGTTATGGCGGAACTGGTACACCAGCTAACCTTAACGCTGGTAGATGGGAAATTGAAAGATACAGAGCGTTAGCTATCAAAATTGCTGATATCTCTAGAAATATTGGTAGAATGAACAAAAGAGGGGCAGCTAATAAATTGCTTGTATCTCCAAAAGTTCTTACAGCACTTGAAGCTATTGGTGGATTTACTGCAGCAGCTCCTGTTGATTCAACTGTTTCTACTCAATCATTAAACCCTGTAGCAGGTAGATTTGACAATAAATTCTCTGTTGTTGTTGACAACTATGCTGATCAAGGTGATTATGTAACAGCATTGTATAAAGGTTCTAACCAAGATAGTCTTGGTGTTTATGCTCCGTATACACCTGTACAGATTCAAAAAGTAACTCACGTTACAACTGGACAACCAGCATTGATCGCAATGTCTAGATATGGAATGGCTGAGAATCCTTGGGGTGGACAATATTATGCCACAACAATGGGTATTGACTTTAACTCAACTGTATTAGCGTAATCTAATCAGTAGTTACCC